TGGATGTACGAGATGGTGTTGTCGTCGCTGTCGCCGGTCACATCGCCGGTCATGGTGACGACGCCACCACCTCCACCGCCGCCACCGGGCGCAACAGCGCCGCCAAGGGGAGATCCGGCCGTCATGACGACACCGCCGCGCTGAACCCGCAGGCTGCCGTGCCAGGGGCCGTGTAGGTGCTTGCCGTGGTGGAGGCGGCCCAGCGAAGGCGCGTGGTCGCGGCCACCGGCACCAGCGGGCGCCAGCCCACCGTGCCACCGGCAGGCACGTAGACCTGATCCACGCACGCATCGCCAGAGCCGACGGCGGCGGACTTGTCATGCACCTGGAACCACAGCGCAACGGCGCCCGAGTTCCACACGCTGACCTCGACCAGCGACGCGGCGCCCGAGGCCAGCGCCCCGGTGTTGGCCGCGGTGAGCTGGCGCGTGGCCGTCACGCCGGACGGCGCAGTCGTGCCAGGGACAACGACGGCGCGGCCGTAGGCGTCGAACAGTTGCTCGACCACGTCCCCGTTACTCGCCGGGGTCGGCAGGCTCGAGTAGTAGCGGCCATGACCGAGCCAACGAAAAACCTTGTCAAGAATCGCCATTCGCAAACCTCACGGCTCAGGCAGCCACGTCGCCACTTCCCCGCCCCACGTCCCGGGGTCTCCCCACAGGCCCTCCGGGTATCCCCACAACTCACCGCTCAGCAGAACGAGCACCCCGGCGCAGTAGGCGTGCGCGGGTTTCCACAGACGGATCAGCCGCAGCACGCGCTGCACCTCCTGCGGCGTCGCCGTACTGCCCCACGTTCCGCCGTCGCCCCACAGGCCGCCGCTGCCCCACGTCCCGTCGCTCGTCCACCCGTGACCGGAGAGGACAACCCAGAACGTGGCCCAGTTGACGGCGCCGGGCCCGGATGGCCACTCCAGCGCGTCGTAGAGGACGACGCTGGTAGCGTACCCCGTGCGCTCGATGGCCTCTTGTACGCCCTTGCGCGTGCCGGCGTAGGCCCATAGTTCCCACGCCTGCCCGAGCCTCGTGCGCCACGCCGCCACCGTGTCGGGCGGCATCCGCTCCAGTTGCCGGTCGCTGGCGATGCGGTCGAGCGCGTCTTGTGGAGCCAGCGAGACGAACCGCGCTCGCGTCGCCTGCCTTGTCCCCTCGGCCAGCCCGTCCTTGATGAACCCGTGCGCGGCAAGCCAGCCCGAGCCGTACTCGCCGCGCAACCATACCGGCGCGCGCTGGACCTCGTATTCGCTGTAGTCGGCCATCAAGACACCGCGACGACGGTGAACGACACGGCAAGGACGCCGACGCTGACCGAGGACAGGCCCGTGTCAGACGCCGGGGTAGAGAGCACGACGTTGACCATGCCGGTCGGGCTCATCAGCGCTTCGATGAGCGCGGAGCGGTAGACGATGCCGCCGATGGGCAGGTCGACGAACAGCGCGGCCAGGGCGGCTTCTGCCTGCGCGGCCACGGCGCCCTCGTAGGCAGCCTCACACTGGAGTTCCGCCGTCACGGTGATGGTGACCGACGTTGCGCTCTCCACGCTCGCGTTGACGCACAGCGGGAGGCGGTCGGTGATGTACGTCTCCACGTCCGTCACGGCGCCGGCAGACACCGCGCCGCTGGACCCGGCCAGGACGATCTTCACCTGCCCGGGGTCCGGGTCGTTGGGGAAGACCTTGACCTTGGTGACCTCGGCCGAGGCGGTCAGCGCGGCAGCCTCGTAGGTGGCCGCCGTGGAGAGCATGTACGTGGTCCCGGGCCAGCGCGCCTTGCAGCGCGTGCGCAGGTTGGCGTCGCTCTCCCGGTCGGTGCCTTGCGTGGTGATCCACCCACCGACCCCGCCCGGGTTGGTGACCGTGACGGTGGGCAGGCTGGTGACCAGCGACAGCGATGCGCCTACCGGGAGGTTGTAGACCGCGCCGGTGGCCTCGGCCTCGAACGTGGTATCCAGCGTGCTACTGGCGTTGAGCGTGCCGGCGCTCAGGTTGCGGTAGCGCAGCCCGGATGCGCTGGTGACGATGATCTCACCGGCCAGGAAGTTGTGAGGGCCGCCGCCCGCGTCGGTGAGCCGGAAGGTGCCGCGCGTGGCAACGGCAGGCTGGCGGGTCAGGCCGTAGAAGTCCTGCGCGAGCAGGGTGAGCCAGTCACCTTCCGCAAGGTCGAGAAAGCCACCCTTGGCGATGGCGGCGACCAGTTCGGACAGGTCTGCGTAGGCGTTGGCCTCGCCCTCGGTCAGCGTGCGCGGGACGCTGCCGTCCTGCCAACTCGTCGTCGGGAACCCGGCGGACTCCAGAAACGCCAGCAGCGCATCAAGCGCATCGGTGGCCGTGTCCGGCGTGATGAGGTCGGAGAGCGACAGGCTCATGCGGAGGCCCCTGCGGCAAGCAGCGCCACGCGAGCGGCGCCGACGGAGAGCGTGAAGGCGAACGGGCCGTCCTGCGTGCGGAAGCGCACGGTGATGGCCAGCGTCTCGCCGGTGCGAGTGAGCGAGGCAGAGGAGGACAGAATGCGCTCGTCGGCCTCGACCTGAGAGCGGATCAGGCCGACCACGCGCGACTCGGTGCGGCGGTCAAGATCGGCGTGAAGGAGTTGCCGGACATCGAAGCCGTAGGCTGGGTCGCTAATGAGCGAGCCCTGTGGCGTCGTGAGTCGGCGCGCCACGGCCTCGACCACGACCTGCGGGCCGGAGATGACCGTGAACGAGGGGTCCAGGTCGCCGTTGAGGAACGTGGAGATATCGGTGCCGTAGTCGGCCATGGGTCTCGGTGCCCGGGCTCGACAGGGAGCGCAGGGCGATGGAACGACAACGCCCCGCCGGGTGAGGGCAGGGCGTCAGTGGGTGCCTAGGGAGAGGCGGGGGTCAGACTACCTGGCGAAGCAACTGCGCCGGTCTAGCCTTGATGTCGTCGAGCATCTTCCGGCGTTCGCGCCACGCGTGGAGGATAGCTCCAGCTTTCTCAAGCATGTCTTGAACATCTTGGCCTCGATCAGCCATATATCGAGCCGCCGCTTCCCAATCGGCGTCGAGTTTTTCATCTGTGAGGGCAAGGGAATCGAGATCGAAATCTGTATCCAGATTACCCATCGGGTTAGTTGCACCGCTGTCGCGTCGGGGCTCTGGATGACTCGGTGGCGAAGGTTCGTGATCGGGTCGCAAGTCGATACCGCATTGTGTGGTGTTACGTCAGCGTCGTTGGCCGAGGTTGACCCGTCCAAGTGCTCCCTTGTTGAGGAGGGGAAATACGCGAGCCTGCACAAGACTTGCAGCGCGGAGTGCCAGAGCCCACCGAGCGCATTCGTCTGCACCGGAGGTGCGGCGCCGGCCAGCGGGTGCCGCAGCGGCACCGTGCCTGGCCTGTTTTGCTGTCCGTGACCGGATAACGGACGGTAGACGGTCGCGCGCAGACTGCGGTTGGCGGTCAGCGACGGGGTGCCGCTGGCGAAGTTTTCTCGGATCTGGTAGAGGCGGATGGTCAATGTGCCGTCAGCCGCCGCCGTGTAGAGCACGGACGGCGTGAGCGGAGAAGACCCCGAGTTGGCGCAGTCCCACTTGCGGTTGGCCAGCGCCTGCGGGGTGCCGTCCACGGCAATGGAGACGTACCCGTCGGCATCAGCTCCGTTCGGTGCGAAGGTGCAGTGCCCCTCGAGCAAGACGAGATCGCCGGTCTCGACGGTCACGCTCAGCGTCGGGCCGAAGACCCCGCCGAGGGCCGTCGGCGTCGTTGATCCGGAGGTCTCGCCGGATTCGTCAATCGAGACGACCCGGTTGGGCGGGGGCGTTGTCATTTTGTGGGTATGGTGCGAGTGTTCACCAATGAGAACCACCCTCGTTGCACTCGCGCTGACCGTCGCTTCTTGCTGTGGCGCACCCGCCAACAAGCCGTCCGGCAACTCCACCGGAACCACCGCGCCCACGACGACCACGGCAGCGGCGGCAGAACCACCGGCCTCCGTGGAACTCAAGACGCTGCTCAAGGATTACCAGGACAACGAGGTCAGGGCCGACTCTCTCTACAAGAACAAGGTTTTCTCATTCTCAGGCAAGATCGGCGATATCGGCGTCTCACTCGGTAGTCCCTTCCTCAAGATCGGGCTCACCGGCGATCAGTTTGAGCACCCCGTCGTCCAGTGCATGTTCAGCAAGGGGAGCAACGAGAAGTTGGCCGCCATGTCCAAGGGCTCAATGGTCAAGGTCCGCGGCAAGGTCTCGGGCTTGATGATGCTGAACGTCGTGGTGCGTGACTGCGACACCGTGCCCTGAGTAATCAGGGTCGCGTCAGGATCACCTGGAACGACGGGTTGCCGAAGATGACATCGTAAGGGCCCGCGCCCGTGGGCAGGAGAGCTTGCACGAGCAGGGTGTGGCTCCCCGTGGCGGCGGCCGTGTAGACGGCCTGCGTGCCGACGTGGATGCGCTTGTTGTTGGTGTAGAAGTCGTAGGTGATGGTCGACGTTCCCGCGTCGGCCGTGGTCGGCGTCGGGTTGGTCACCGCGATGCGGATGCTCACCGGGCTGATCGTGATGTCGGTGTTCTTGGCCGAGCTGGCGAAGGACAGAATCACCTCGTCGCCGTTGTAGAGGGTCATGGACCCGCTGGTCAGCACGGTCTGCCACGACGCGCTCTCGCTCAGCGTCACCTCGCTGGACGAGTACCGCAGGATGTCCCGGATGCGGTTGGGGACAACCACCACGCTGTCGTTCAACTTCGCCAGGCCGTCCGTGTTGCTGTAGCCAGCGAGCGGGTAGATGTCGCGGCGCCACATCCCCGTGGCGTCGTTGGCCTGATAGAACCAGTATTCCTGGTCTGCCACGACGGACCCGGTGCGGAACACGTACAGCCCCATCTCGGCCGCGCTGGTCGAGACCATGGCCACGTCTCCGGTGGTCATGCCGGTCAGCGCCTTGAGGGCCGCCGTGCTGCTCACCAGACGGATCTTTGTCGACCCCGCCTCGATGGTGTCTTTGAGGTACTTGGTCCGGTTGGCGAGCGACTGAAACGGCGTCTGCACGCTGGCCGCGTTGCGCGCGTCGCCATCGGCGGGGACCGCCACGGGGCTCGTGAAGGTCGAGACATCGGTGAGGTTCGTGGGCATCGATCAGACTCCAGCGCGGATGGCGCGCAAGGTGGTTTCGCCGGCCGTGCCGCCCTCGGCCAACAGGACAACGGCAAACGTGGACTGAGAGGACGTGACGCCGCCGTCTGCGTCGGGGCCGGCAAGGGTAGCCGTCAACTCGCCGCCGAACGCGCCCGCCGTGCCCTCGTATTCGTAGACGCGCAGGCTACCGGAGGCGAGCAGGTTGGCGATCTGGAGAATCAACTCAATCTTGGCTTGAAGTAGGCCAATTTTTGCGAGGATGTCTGCGCTGAAGTTCACTGTTGGCGGCGTGAACGACGGTAGAGCCGCCTCGAGCGCAAGCGTGAACTTGACGATGCCGTCCACGCTAGGCGGCGTAAAACTTACGCTCAACTGTAGGAGGCCAGCCAGTTCGGCCTTCAGCCCGTCCAGGTTGAGAAGCGCTGACATTTGCCCAAGAACGGGCAAGGCCAACAACGCGCTGAGTTTTCCTCGGTAGGAGATCACTTGGCTTTTGCCCTGTCGGAGCCGCCCGAGATGAGACCGAACAGGTCCAGTGGGCCCGTTGGTGGCGGGAGCGGGATGGTGAACTTGACAAGGTCACCCTCCCTGGCCACGCGCCGCGCGTCTTCTTCGTCGCCAAGGTAAACGACCGGCGCCTTGATGGTCACCTTGGTCTCGGCCTCCACCGTCAGCGTGTCGAGGCTATCGGCCGTCCACAGCGCGGCGTAGGGCTTTTCCGGGTTGCCGCCCTCGAAGCCGAGCAGAACGCGGGCGCCCTGCTTGACGGTGACGGTCACGCCGGGCAGGCCGTGCCGGATGGCGACGCGCGAGAACCCGGGCAACTTGGCGCTATCGGGGCGCAGTTCGAGGGTCTTGTCCTCGTTCTGCGCGCGGACCTCGGCCGGGTAGAGCGCATGGTAGTCCGTGTGTCCGGTAAACTGCCGGACCAGGTCGGCCACGGCGCCCTTGAGTCGGTCGAATCCCTCAGCCATCGAACCACACCTTGCTGCGGATGCTGCCGGCGCGGATGTCGTGCGCGAGCCGGCTCACCCGTCGCCCGTCGAGCGTCTGCCCGGGCTCGAGGTCGAGGGCGGCTAGCGCGTACAGCGCACTCGCATCGGCCGGGCAGGAGTCGAGCAACAGATCCCCGCTGCGCTTGGCGGTCTCCGTCGCGCCCGCGGTGGACAGGAGCACGGTGCCATCCAGACCGATGCGCCAGACGGCGCCGACGTGGGCGGCGAGTTGTTGCAGGCACGTCCCGGCCGTCTCGCGCAGGCGGGTCCAGCCGGCGAGCTGGCGGCCAAGGATGGCCTCGTCCGAGGTGGCGCTCCCCGTCTCCGCGGCGTCCGTCAGGATGGCCTGCCAGACCAGACGGAGGCTCACGCCGATGTAGCGCTTGGGCGCCAGCGCGGTGGCCAGCCCACCGGCGCCGCCGACCAACAAGACCTCCACCCGGCCGAAGACCTCGGCGGCGCGGACGACCGTACCGCGGTAGACTGTCTCGCCTTCGTCCGTGGCGAGGGTCACGGAGCCGGACGGGGCTGCGTCCGTGTCGAGCGTCAACGACGCGCTCCAGGCCCCGCTGCGTGGCAAGACGATGCTGCCCGAGAGGACCGGGATGTCGTTGACGGTAGCAAAGGAGGTCATGGGTCAGCGCGGCGCAACGTTGAACTTGGACGGCGGCTGCGGCGCGGCCGGGGGGCCGATCTGGGCCGGGGTGAATCCGCCCTTCTGGTCGTGCACCGTCGCCGGTACGCCGCCGCTGATCTTCTTGGGCGTCGTGGTGCCGGTCTTGGCGACCTTGACCCAGTGCTGACAGGTCAGCGTCACGCGCATGATCCCAGGCTTGCCGGACTTCTCCGGTGCGCTCACCTTGGTCACCATCACCTTGTCCACACCCATGGCGGCGAGCGACGGGTGGTCGATGGTGAACGGGTCGGCCGGTGGCTTGCCGGGGCGCGGCAGGATGAACGGCAGGAGGTCTTGCCACTGGTTCCAGTGGTCTTCCGTCCACAGCAGGATCTTGAGCGTGACCTCGGGCGGCTCGTAGCCGTGCCACGTCAGCGTGGCACCATCGAGGCCGGGGCCGTTCTTCTTGTCGACCTTGCGCGAGGGCTCGACCTTGGGCGGCTCCTCGAGGATGCCAGGCAACTCGAAGCCGCCGAGGGTGACGTAGTCCCACTGCGACCCGTCGATCTGCGTGGCTTCGTTGCTGGTGTTGTCCCACCACGGCAGGGTCATGGCGCAAGGGCTCCGGCGCCGCTCTCCAGCGCCATTCGCTCAAACACGCGGACCAGCATCTCCTCGCTCGCCGCCGCGGTCGCCTTGGCGATGTCGTCGGCGTCGGCCCGGTTGGAGGCGTCCACGGTGATGTATTGAGTGATGGTCGGCGCCGCCGTCGCACCGGAAGGCCGGGCGGCCAGCGCAGCGGCCGAGAAGGCCGGGGCCGGGGCGGCGATGACGGGGGCCTTGGGCGGCTCGACCATTGCGGCCATGAGGTCGGACGGCTGCTGCGCTTTCTGGAGGCCCGCGTTGAACCCCTCGGCCGTGTAGCCGCCGAGTTCCATCATCACGCGCGACGGCGACTTGATGCCAAGCACCTTGCGCACGGTGTCGGGCAGGAGCGAGGTGAGCTTGCCGAGGCGGTCCACAAGACCCTGCCAGGCAGAGTCAAGGCCGCCACCGATGCCGTCCACGATGGCGACGCCGATGGCGCCGGCCGCGGCGCCGATGAACGCGGCGACACGAGCAACCTGCGCGGCAAGCCACGCGGCCATGCCGCCCACGGTGGCAAGGCCGACGATGACGTAACCGGCCGCCATGCCCACCATGCGCAGGGCCTCGGCAAGGCGCTGGTTGCCGTCGGCCGCGTTGCCGCCTGCGGTGGCCGCCTGGACCACCTGCATGACCATCCGCCCGGCCTCGCTCAGACCCGCGAACAGACCTTCGCCCAGCGGGCGCACGGCTTCCACGGCCATGCCGAAGGCGTCGGACAGCATGAGTACGCCGGTGATGATGGCGTCCACGTCGATGCTTTCCAGCATGTCGCCCGCGAACTTCGCCACGCGGTCGAGCATGGCGAGCAAGCGCTGGCCGCTGATCGACGCCGGGTCGAACAGGTTGGCGGCCATGTTGGCGATCTTGATGAGGGCGCCGCCGGCCGCACCGGAGTTGATGGCGATGAACAGGCGCTCGAACATCGCCTTGGCGTTGTCCACGGCGCCGGCCACGCTCTGCGTTGCATTGGCCGCGGCGACCGACCCGAGGGCATCGCCGCCGCCCATGCGTCGCACGGTCTCGAGGATGGCGTTGATCCCCATCTCGCTGGAGACCTTGCCGCCCTCCATCATCTTCTTGAGTTTGGTCTGGTCCTGCTGACCGGTCATCTCGCGCAACACCTGATAAAAGATGTCGTCGTTGATGCCGGCGTTGAGCAGCGGCTTGAGGTCTTCGGCCAGCACGCGCCCGGCGCCCTTCATCTGCGCGAGTTGCGTGGCGATGGCCTCGATGTTGGCCTTGGGGTTCATCGCCCGCACGTCGGCCACGGCGGCCGTGATGGCCTTGGCCTGCGCGGTGTCAAACCCGCCTGCCATGAGTTCGCGGATGGACTCGGTGATGTCCGTGGTCCTCGCCCCCATGGCGCGGGCCAGTTCGTCAGCCATGCGCAGCACCTCGCCGGCCTTTTCCTGGCTGCCGGTGATGTACTTGAACGCGAACTCGGCCTGACCACGAAACCCGGCCATCTCGGCGGCGTAGGAGGCTCCGGCGGCAGCCAGTGCAAAGCCTGCCGTGGCGGCGATGCCAAGGGCAGCGGCAAGGCCACCCACTGCGGCCGTAGCCGAGAGGGCGCCGCCGCTCATGGACTCGAACATGCCACCCGTGCCGCCGACGAACCGGCCAAGTTCGTCGCGCTGCTTGGCCGTGTCACCCTTGAACAGTTTGCTAAGGTCGATGCCCGTGGCCGCCTGCAACGCCTTCAACTTGTTCTCGACGCGGGCCAGCGCGGACGCCGCGGCCATGGCCGGGCGGCTGGTCTGGTCGATCAGGCTAAGGGCGAACTGGACGGACATGGCGGCTATCGACTCGTCAGGGTGGAGCGGATCAGGGCGAAGTGCTCGGCCTCTAGCAGCGCGCCCACCTCGGCCTCGATGCTGTCCTCAAGGCGGCGGTAAGCAAGCAGGCACTCGGCGGCCAGACCGAGCCCGAGTGGCTTGCGCGCCGCGTGGTAGAGGCTCACAGTTTTTTTGAACGCACCTCGGCCATGGCGCCGGCTTGCTTGACCACCTCGTTGGCGAAGTGCTCCAGAAAGAACGGGCGGCCGTCGATGGCCTTCATCAACTCTTCGCGTGCCGGGTAGACCAGCACATCGAACAGCAAGCCCTCGCCGGCCGTGGCGCGCGTGGCCTCGTCGTTCGCCTTCTTCTTGAACATCCGGTAGGACGCCAGCGAGACGGGCTTGATGACGATGGCCACATCGTCGGCCTCCAGCAGCGACAGGCCGTCGCCGTGCTTGGCCTTGAGGTCGTCGATCAGTTGCGGTGTCAGCGTCATGCGCTCAGCCCTTCACGAGCCCGACGATGGGGCTCCAGCCGTTCTTGAGGATGTACATGGGGTGCAACTCCCACGACTCCTCGTTCGGGTCGGCGCCCTGGCTCGAGCCGGTCTCGGACTTCTTGGCGCGGCACTTGACGATGGTGTCGATGATCGTGGACATGTCGTCCTCTTTCATCGTCACGGTCACGTCAAAGACCTTCTCCATCCAGCCGTCGCCCCACTTCTCGCGGTATTCCTCGGCAGCGCCGCGCGAGGAAAAGGTGATGCTCGCCTCGGCCTTGTAGTCGCCGCGGGTGCGGCTGAGCAGTTGCGCGCTCGTGCCGCGGACCTCACCAGGCTCCAGCGTGTCGCTGTACTTGATCTCTTTGATAAACGGCGTCGGCACATCGTCGATGCGGATCTCACACGAGCTGTGCGAGTACGCCTTGCCGTTGATGACGGTAAAGACTGCCATGGGTTCCTCGCTCAGCTTGCGGCGGCCAGCGCCGGGTTCTCGAATCCGATATCCAGATCGATGAAGCGCGCATATGCCTTGGGCACGATGCGCACGCGCACGTTGAGGGTCTGCGTCGACAGGATGTTGTCATCCCGCTTGACCTGAGCCTGCGCGGACGACGCGCGGCCGGTGGCCACGAGGTCCGTTTCCAGCAAGCGCCCCACGCGCGCCTCGATGGCCACGGCCTCCAGTTCGTCGATGAAGCCCGTATCCTCGTTGACGCGGAAATCCTTGTTGATGTACGGGATGAGCGCCTGACGGGCGACCGTGGCGGCGCGGTCCATCACGCGGCGGTTCTGGACGAACGAGTAGTCCGAGCCCGCGGTCGCCATCATGCGGCCGTTGGTGACGTAGAAGCCGCTGGTGGCGTTGTCAAACGTGCGCAGCGTGGTGATGCGCAGCGTATCCAGCGCCTCCGTCGTGCGCTCGTCGCGGTAGAGCGAGACGACGCCCGGCAGGGTGCCATCCTCGGGGCAGGCGGGGCTGCGCTGGAGGTCGACCAGGGCGAGGCGCGCGGCGACGCAGAGCGCGGCGTTGCGGCGGATCTTGCGGCTGGTGACGGCCGAGATCAGTTCCACATCGCCGGCCACCCACATCTGCCGTGCGCTGGCGAAGCCGGTCACGCCGGAAACGTTGAGCGCGGCGTCAGCCACGTTGGGCACCTGCAAGATGCCAAAGGCGTAGCGGTAACTGGTCGCCCACGCGGTCAACTTGGTGTCCACCGCGGTGGCGAGCGCCACGAAGTTGGTCACCTTGGTTGCATCGTCCGCGCCGCCCACGGTGCCGACGATGTGGACGAACTCGAAGGCGTAGGCGCTGGCGTTGAGGTTGTCGAGCGCCGTGGCCAGGTCCGAGCTGCTGTAGGTCGGCCCGGTCGAGGTGAACGTGTAGGTGTCCGCAGCGACGTAGGTGCCCACGGCGAAGGCCAGCGTCAGGCCGGTCTCGCTGGCCCACGTCGCCACGCTGGCGGCCGAGACGTACTCTTCCGAGTAGGTGTCTCCACCATCGAAGCTGATCTTGAACGTGGCCGTGCCGCGCGCGCCGCCGGTGATGATCTTGACGATGACGTTGTAGTCATCGAGCGGGTTGCCGCTGACGGTGACGCCCGGGTCGGGGCCCGTCCCGGTGCGGGCCACGCTGGTGTTGCTGCCGTTGTTGGTGGCAGCCACCTTGACGCAGTAGACGGGGCCACCGCTGATGACGAGCGCGTGGGCCGCGGCTTCCACGAGCGGGCCCGAGCCGAACGTGCTCTTGAGGGTCTTGAGGTCGCTGATCGCAACGACGCTGTTGGCGGTGCCGCTGGCTGCGGTGCCCACGATGGCTTGGTTGTGATCGGCGGGCTCGACCAGGCCGAGCGCGAAGTCTTGCAGAGTGACGTTGACGTTGGGGAGCGCCATCACTTGATCTCCAGGTTGGAAAACGCAGCAATGGCCGCGTCAAAGTCGGATTCGGTGACGAGGAGCGGCGCCCGCTCGTCGTAGACGTTGCCGCGTGGCCAGCCGGCCTTGACCAGCGCCCCAGCGAGCAAGAATGGGTCGGTCGCCTTGTCCTTGGCCCAGGCCAGGACAGGCTTCTTGATGGGATCGGCCATGTCAGCCCTCTCCAGCGTCCAGGTTGCCGTCGGTGAGTGAACTTGTGCTTGTGTCAAACGCAGCCGCGGTGACCGTGGCGATCTTCTGCGTGGCAGCGGTGACCGGGACCAGCGCCTCGAACGTCATCAGGCAGTAGGCGCCCTTGACGTTGTGCGAGCGCCGGTCGTCGTCCTGCGCGGGCCACTCCTCGCGCGCCGGGGTGAACGCGCCGACGGCGGCCTTTTGCACGGCGCGGGCGACGTGCTCCAGCAACAACTCGGCCTGCTCTTCGTCGCGCCCCCACAGGTGCGCCTCGATGTCGAGCCGCCGCGTGAACAGGGGCCGCGGATTGAGGCCGGGGCGATTGGTGCCCTCATGCACGCCGTTGACCACGCGCCAGACGATGCGAGGCGGCCGGCTGTTGCGGTCCATCTCGGCTGCGCCGTAGCCGACCTCCAGTTCGCCCCCTTCGGCCGTATCCCACGCCGCGCGTATCTTCTCGCTCAACTCGTCGCAGAGCGTTCGGACCTTGCTCGCCATGTCATTTCTTCCCAAGCATCATTGCGATGGCCTCGCTTGCGGCCTGGTCCAGCGCACGGGACCAGCGCGCCGGCAGGGCGCCGCTATTGCGGGGTAGGTAAGGGCGGGCGGGCACTTTCACGGACTTGCCAAACGCGGTCTTGGTACGCGCGTTGTAGAGCGTCTTGCCCTTCGCCTTGATCTTGCCGCCGTACTGGTGGAGGCGCGCATAGACAAGGTTGGTGCTGACGCGAAACCCTTGCCCGGTGTCGACGGGCGCGAGGCTGCGCTGGAGCCGTCCGGTATCGCGCAGCGGCTGCCCCTTGCGAGCCACAAGGCCAGGCCAGCGCCGGCCATCCGGGGCTTGCCCCTTGGCGAACCCGTCGTCGATCAGCGCCTTGGCCTCCTCGGCCACGGCGCGCGAGACGCGCTTGACGCCGCCCTTGCCCACCAGCCGCAGCGCGGTCAGGTAGGCTTGCAGCGGCGCCAGGCTTCCCTTGAGCGACATCACCAACCCCGCTTGGCTTTGGAGACGACGAACCCACCGGCGTCGTACACGTCCGGCGTGCTGTCGACGATACCGGGCGGGGAGATGCGCTCGTCCTTGACCTTCTGGAGCCACGCCATGGCGTCTGCGTGCCCCGTGCGCAGCGTTTGGTCTTCCGGTGCGACCGGAGACCAGCCACGGCGCACGAGGAGTCTGTAGGCGGCGATATTGACGACGTGCTGGCGCAGGTCATCACCCCACGCCGTCAGGGGCAGGGTGTACCTCGCATTGAGGTACCCGTCTGCCTCCGTCGTGGCCGATGCAAGGGCGCGGTCCTTGTCCTCGTTGGTGAAGTCCTCGTTCGCCAGGGCGGCGACGCCCAAGCGGTCCAGGTCGGCCGGCGCGGCGTACACCACGAGGGCCGACCCGGACAGCGAGAAGGTGAACGAGGGCGACGTACCGCCGATGGTCCAGGCCGCGCGCACGTAGCGCAGGGCACCAGACAGGCGAAGCGGCTGGCTCCCGGTGGCCACCATGCGCGTGGCAGACCCGAGGGTCTGCCAGGTCGCGCCGTCGTCGCTCGTCTGGACCGACACGTCGAGCGTGGGGCTGGTGCCGGCGACGGCAGAGACCAGCAGGCGAAGGTCCGCCGTGGTGGCGCTGGCGAGGTCAACGGCCGACCCGCTACCAGTGGCGGTGCGAGCGGCGCTGGCCGCCAGCGTGATGGCCGTTGCGTGCGCCATGTCAGGTCAGGGAGTTGCCGACCTCGACCACTTCGATCATCGCGTAGCCGCTGCCAGCGGTGAACGCCGACGTGATGCGGTCGAACTTGATGGTGTCGCCAGGGCCGAGGACGACGACGCCGTTGGAGCCGAACTTGGCGCCGATGGTGCCGCCCTTCTGGCCCGCGACCAGCGCAGCCGCCGCGTCACCGCTGCCGCCGCCGAGGATGTCGCCGGCCGTGCTGTAGGCGCTGTTGCTCGAGGAGAGACCGATGGTGGAGGACGAGCCGCCGGTGAAGCCGGTCTGCACGTTCCACCACGCGCGGTTGATGCGCAGGTAGTGGCCATCGGGGACGGTGAACAGGACGGCGCCGTTGGCGGTGGCCGACGAGATGGCGAGTTTGAGCACGCCAGCGCCCGAGCCTTCGAGGCCGGTGACCTTGCCGTGCCCGTGGGTAGAGACGAGAGATTGCATGGTGGTGTCCTTGGGATGGAAAGGTCAGACGGCTTCGCCGCTGACGGAGAAGGTGAAGGACGGCGTGGTGCCGCCGAGGGTGTAGGTGATGCGCACGAAGCGGTCGCAGCCCGAGAAGGACTTGCGTTCGGTGCCGGTCGTGGTCGCTTGCGCGAACGCAGCGACAGCGCGCCAGGTGGTCCCGTCGTAGGAGGTCTGGACGGCGATATCGAGGGTTGGGCTGGTGCCGCTGGCGGCGGTCACGTCGAGAAGCAGACGGAGCGTGCCGCGGTCGCCCAGCTCGTAAGACGAGCCGTTGCCGGTCGCGGTGCGCGTGGCGCTGTCATGCAGGCTCAGGCTGAGGGTGTCAGCGCTCCTGCCATTGGCGGTGGTGTAGGCCATGGGAATCCTCAGAGGTTGGCAGCCGCAGCGATGACCGCCTCGGCGTCGCGTTGAGAGAGCGTGGTGAACATGCGCAGTTCGTCCACCGTCGCCCCGTCCAGGTCTTCCGCGGCCGAGTAGCCGACGGCGACGAGGACGGAGCGAAACGGGAAGGACGACGGCAACGCGGTGCCAGGCAGCGCCTCTTGCTTGCTGCGCCAGACACCATCAAGGGGTTGGTCGGAGAACTGAGCCGCGCCGAGGCGCTTGAGCAGGTAGAAGCGCCGCGGCGACGGGATGGCGCTCATCGTCGCTTCTGCGGCGCCTGCGATGCGGGCGCGGCGATGGCGGCGGCGGGCTCCTCGGGCTTGCTGGCTGCGACCTGCTCGGCGGCCTTGCCAGACGGCGCGTCGGCACGGGAAACCGCACCACGCGCCTCTTTGCGCGCCTTGTACGCGCGTCGGAAGGCCGCGAGCATCAGGAGCCGACCTTGTGGATGATGCGGACGACGCCGGGCTTGGTCATGCCGGGCAGGCGCTTGTAGGGGTGCACCGCCCAGTAGATGTGCATGGCCTGGACATCGCTGTTGGCCAGGATGTCCTTGTCGGTGAGGACGATGGGGGCGCCGTTCATCCAGAAGAGGACGGCGTTGCGCTTGAGCACCAGCGAGGTGTAGTTGGCGCCCGAGACGCGCATCCGGTCCGAGGTGAACACGGGGATGCCGGTGAAGCGGTCCACGTCGCCGTTGATGCCGTCGATGAACAGCGGCACGCCGGTCGAGGTCTTCAGCTTGCGCAGGTCCGCCTTGGTCTTGCTGTGGACCACCAGCGCGGCGATGTCGCCGTCCTCGTCGCCGAACTTGAGCTTGGCGTCGATCATCACGTCATAGTCCAGCTTGAGGCTGGAGCCGGTGACATCGAGTTCGAGCAGGTTGGTGTTGGTGTTGCACTCGTCGACCACGCCCTTGAAGGCGCGGCGCTTGATGGCGACGAGGGCCTGACGGGCCATCTCGGCGTAGGGGTCCGAGGAGGCCGAAGCCTGCGCCCACCAGGTTGCCTCGATGGCGATGCCGCTGTGGCTGACGGTCGCCGTCTCCTGCGTGGTGGTGACGCCGCGCGGGGTCAGCGCATCGCCATCGGCCACGAGGTCTTCCAGTTCACCGATGTTCCCGAAGTACGGGATGGTGACGCTGGAGCCGACGTTGCCCTGGCTGTAGGGCATCTGGCTGTTGAAGATGACGGCGCCGGTCTTGTCCATGACCTCCACGCCGCTGAAACCGGCCTGGATGGCCTCGATGAACATCTCGGGGACGAACACGTCCCCCTTCTTTGCGAATGCCATGGTGGGCTCCTGTCAGCGCGCGTTGGCGCGTCGCTCGTAGTCGTTCTTGAGCGCGTCGAAAGCGGCGCGGTCGTCGTTGAAAAGGCGGTGTTTCTCCGCCGTGGTCAGTTGCTCCCACTGCTTGCCGGTGGCGGGGCCAGGGGCAGGCGGAGGGGCGGGAGGGGCGTTGGCCGGCAGGACCGGCAGGGCGGTGTCGAGGAAGGCACCGACGGCGGCGGGCGAGCCCAGCGCGCGGACCTTCTCCTCGTTGGCGACGGTGATCTTGCCGGCCGCCTTGCCGGCCTTGATGAGGTCGTCCATCTGCCGGCGGTCGTTGTCGGCGCGCAGCGAGGACAGCTCGGTCTGCGCGGCGGCGAGCTTGTCGTGGCTGTCCTGCCACGCCTTGACCGTGGCCAGGGCCTCGGCAGCGTTGGGCTTGGCGGTCAGGGCGAGCAGATCGCGCACGGTGGCGCTGAGGGTCTGCGCGTTGGCGTTGAGCGACTGCGCAGCGGCGATGGCGTCGGCGTCGGAGGCGGTCTCCGCGAGGCCGAGCGCAACCAGAAGGGGAGCGTTCATGGTGTCCTTGCGGGCCTTTTCGCTGGCCCTTCGCGCGCTGGCAGCCACCAGCGGGGTCATGTTCTTGGTCGCCGGGTTGTTGGTCAGCGCGACGTTGATGAGCGCGCAGATCCGGCGGTTGTCGTCGACCAGGAAGGCCGGCGAGAAGTAGCGCCACTCCCCGGCGGACAGGCCGGCGGCTGCGGCCGGCGTCCAGCGGATGTTGACGGCCCACAGGCCATCAGCGCGCAACTCGAGCAGGAACCACCCGGCGGCCTTGCCGCTGTCGGGCGGCCCCATCTCGCTGAGCGAGCGGTGGTCGTAGTCAAAAAAGAGTTCGTTGCCCTGGTCGCTGTAGGCGGCCATGCACATCTTGGCGGCTTCTTCGTCGAAGATGAACGGCCCCTTGGCGGTGTCGATCATCCCCATGGGGAAGATGCGCATCTCCTTGGGTGGCGTGCGCTCTTGTCCGTCGCCCATGGCGAGGGCAACGATTGTCAGGTGAGATTCCATGGTGACCTCGTGGGGCTCACGCGGGGAGCGGAGGTGGAGGGGCAAGCGCGCGGTGAATGGCCGGGCGCAAGGGAGCCGGGTAGGCGTTGGGGTCCGGTCGCCAGGGGTCTTCCGGTGGGCGGCCAAAGCCACCCGTCGGCGCCTCCTCGGGCGGCCTGTCTGTCATCTCGCCCGGCTCGACCTGAGAGGCGCGCAGGGTGACAAAGGACGAGCGGCAGCGGTGGTGAAGCGGGCTGAGGTGCGTGCGCCACCACGGATGGTCAGCCGGTAGCGTGGTCCCGTGGCAGGTCCGGCAGATCGACGAGGTGCGCCCGTCCAGCAGCGCATCGAAGCGCCAGATGGGCCGTAGCCGCACCGTGTCCGGGTGCCGCGCCTGCCGGTACCGTCCGGCGTTGTAGGCAACGGCGGCGTTGGTGCGGAAGATCGTCTCGACCCTCGGCGCTGCCTTGTCGCCCGAGACGCCCCACGCGGAGGCGAGCGCGGGCAAGACGGCGGCGCGAAAGGTGGCCATGGCCTCGCCGGACGCGATGGCGACATCCATGGCGCGCCAGACGCTCGCCACCACATCGGCGCGGGTCACCCCGGCGATGGTGAACGCGCGCGACGAGGCGGCGTTGCGGATCTCGTCAAAGGCCGCATCGAAGGCCGGCGCGGTCTCACGGAAGGCGTCGATGGCCTCGTCAAACCGGTCGCCCAGTGCGGCCACCGGCGAAGGGGTCACCAGTACACCGTGATCTTGGCCGACGTGGTGCCGTCACCTGATGCGCCGATCTTGACGAGCTGCACATCGTCCTCGGCGTTGGCCGGGTAGGTGATGAGCGCCTTGGTGGTTGGAGCCGCGGCGAAGTAGCAAGCCACGTCGCCAGCGCCGGTCACACGGATGCGCCTGCATGGGCCGATTTGCTTGCCAAAGAGGGCTGTGCCGTCGGCTACGATGTCGATATCGGAGCCGAACGACGTGTAGGTCTTGGCGAGCAGCGCGGGCTCGACGCTGCTTGAGTCGGGGGTGCGGTTGCTCATGGGGTCTCCTCGGCCACGCTCGCCGCGCCGCGGCCCTCGCTCAAAAGCAGGGCTCGGTAGAGGGTCTGCCTCAGCGCCGGGTCATCCTTGTCAAGCAAGGCGAGTAGGCTGCGCTGGAGGTCTTCGTAGTCGGTGGCTGCCTCGATGACGGCGGCAACGTCCCGGGCGTGGGCACGGATGGGGTCGTGCGCCTCGGCCGCGGCGATGCCGGCCAGGGAGTCGGACCACTGCATCCCGTCCACGACGGCCTGCCTTGCCCTGTCCTTGCCGGCGAGGGCCATGGCGTTGGCCTCGGGCCTTGCATCCGTGGCGTCCTTGTCGGCAGCGTCGAGTTGCCGGACGAGTTTGTTGCTCCACCCGACGGCGTCATCGCCACCCCACAGGAGCCATGCCACGTAGCCGGGCGTCGGCGGGTTGTCCCAGTTGGGGCGCCGGTCGCTGGCGTGGCGAGCGAGCCAGGCGCGCATCAAGCGGGCCTTGTCCGGGGTGATGTCGTTGCCAGCGGCCAGACGGCGCGCCCAACGAATCGTGGCGGGTCGCAGGCCGTCGCCGCCGTGGCCTTCCTCGTAGAGTTGCACGCCGCGCTTGCACGCCGCGCGCACCCCCTTGGGTGGCTTGAAGTTGATGTGGTCGTGGCGGCCGAGAAGGGTCAACTCCTCGGCGTCATCCTCTTCCTCGCCGTCGTTGGCTTCTTCGCCGTCGTCTTCGGCCTCGGGGTCGGCCTCTTCCGGGTCTTCCACCTCGCCGCTGGCCGGTGCCTCGGGCGGCATGGGTGGCTGACCTGGAGCCTGTGGCGGCGGATTGGGCGCCTCGATGTCCACGCCGGCAAGCAGCGGGACGCCGCGTTCTTCGAGGATGGCGCGCTTGTCGATGTAGGCCGGCGCGGAGTCGAGTTGCACCAGCGCGCGGCTGAGCACGTCGAGTTCTTCTGCGACCTTCTTGCGGTCGGCCTTGGGCTCGACCGGGTAGACGGCCCACGGCGCCAGCGCGGCGTCGTTGAAGTTGACGCGGGCCCAGTGGATCAGGTGCTGATCGTGGGTCGCCGTGCTCCACGACTCTGCATCGAACTTGCGCAGGTCGAGCCGGATACCGTCACCGGTCTCCGCGGCAGCGAACGATCCGCCGTCCACCTTGCTGGTCAGGTTGTGGCCAAGCAGGCGAATGGCCGCCGCCGTGTCGGCCGCGTCCGTCTGCGCCTGGTAGATCGCCGTGGTATTGGCGCTGATCTCGAGCAGGGCAGCCTTGAACCCGGGCGGCAGGACGCATACGCCCTGCGCGGCCATCTGGGCCAGGTCGTCAGCAAGTTGTTTGCGCAGTTCGCGCGTGGAGTCCGGGTGAGACTCCACGAACAGCGATGCGCCGCGCTCACCGTGCTCACCCCAGTCTGCGATGGCGTACTGCTTGAGCAGCCACCAGCGGGCCAGGCCGCGCCAGGCACCATGCGCCCATGGCCGGTTGAGGCCGTAGGGGGCGAAGGCGAACCACGTCCCGTCGCCGGGCGTAAATGGCACCTCTTGCCCGTCCTTGACGGCGATGAACCACGCGCGGCATGTCGCGTCGTAGCGCAGGTGCTTGGGGTGCCGGAAGCGAAGTTGCGGGACGTGGCGCCCGTCGTTGAGGTAGGGCGCACCGTTGTCGTCGTACCAACGCAGGTCAGCCGGGCAGATGCCCAGCAGAAGACCCCAGGAAAGAATCTGACAGGACTCGGTCTCGGGCACCATGGCCCACCAGTCCTCGCCGGCCTCCAACGCGCGCACGGCGCGGTTGCGCCTACGACCGTCGCCGCTGGCCTCGAACGTGGGGACGAGGCCAAAGATGCCCTGTGCCCGGGTCTGCAAGAGCGCCGGGATGCGGTCATCGCCAAAGAGCGCGTCGCACAGTTCGGCGGCGCGGCTCAGCGTGCCGGCGTCCGCGCTGGCTTCGGCTAGGCGCAGCATGTCCACCGTCCACAGCCGATAGGTGCGCGTGGGCGGCTCGATGATGGCCGCCTGCTCGGCTTCGGTCGGTGGCTTGCGCAGGGCTTCCATCATCGGCGTGTGCGGACGTGCAAAACGGAGGTGTCGGCGGGCGGGCGGTGCAGGATTTCGTAAGCCGACCCGAGCGCGTCCACTTGGTCGTCATGCCGGTCCTTGAGGCCGGTGAAGACGCGCAGTTCGGACACGAGCGGGTTGATCCACGCCGGGGAGGTCGTGGGCAGGAAGATCCGGCCGGCGTTCCACGCGGCGGCCACGGGCTGCGCCTTGACGAACTTGTCGCCCACCGAGGGCTTGGTCTCGATGCGCAGGCCCATCGTGTTGAGCAGGTCGACCACCCCGCGCTCGGTGCCGCCGATGAACGAGAACAACCGGGCACCCGGGTAGGTGGCCACGAGACCGCGCAACCGCTCGGCGAAGGCCGGGGCGGGGGCCTGCATCCGGTGCAGGTCGAGTAGGTAGAAGTCGCCGCGGCACTCGGCCATGACGACGGCGACGGAGTAGTCCGAGGAGGTCTTTTCGGTGTACGCGAGGTCCAGCCCGATGGCGACCCGGTAGGGGCCGGGCGGGGCACCGAAGCGCACGTCTCCGGAGAAGACGGCGCCGCCCTTGGGCCGGGGTCGCTGGTCGTAGAGGCTGGCCCAATCGTACTCGCCTACGTCGACCCGGCGCTTGGCCAGGAAGTCGGCCGGCATGAACTCGGGCCACAGGGCCTCGCCCTCGGCGCGCGGGTCGTTCGGGTC